GTGTGGATATAGATACTATTTATGTTGCTTATAATATAACAATCAATCAACATTGACTGTAATATCAATTACTTAAATCATTATCGGTAATCAACTAATCAATAGACAAGCTAGAGTTAGCTAATTACCAATATATAATAACAACTTATATTGCTGTCACTTGGGACAGCCAATATCAGTTGACTAACAAAGACTTAAGATAATCAACAACAATTATAATTGTGTCTTACAAAGACAAATACAATTATAATTAAAACAAATAAAAGACAGCGAGTAACAACGAGCTGACAACTAAACAACATAAAGAAAAACCAGGGGTTTTACAATCACCCTCAATGACTTTGACTATAAGTCAAATGTCATAATAGGGGGGTTTTGTACAGCACCATAACAAGAAAGGCACATATGAGCATACCATTTCACGCTGGTAGAATAGGGGCATCGTTCCTAGAGAAGCTATATAAAGGTAAAAGTTTTATGGGTAAAAAAACTGGTGATGCAGTTAAGCATCTATCAGCTAAAGGACACACAAAAACTGCCAAATATACTAACTTAGCAGCACAAAATGTAAACAAAGGCATTAAATACGCAGATAAGACTATTAGAAAGTACCCTAAATCAGCATCAGCTGTAGGTGGTGCAATAGCTTTTGATATTTTTGATGACGAATAATGGCTAAGCAGAAGTTTGTCCATTTCGTACCTAGGGAAAAACCCAAGAAAAGACGTGGAATCCACAAAAAATCGAAATCGAAATCGGAAAAACTACAGCAAAAGCTAAAAAGATACAAAGGACAAGGCAGATAATGAAAAAAATACCATATAGCGTTTTTAAAATTGACATGAAAAAACAATTAGCTAAAAAGGAACAGTTTACAAAAGACTTGAAATCTAAAAAATTTCGAAAAACAACTAAATTACTAGAATACGCTAAGAGGTTTATATAATTATGGCAAAAAAAGGACTATACGCAAATATTCATGCTAAGCGAAAGCGAATCAAGGCAGGATCTAACGAAAAAATGCGAAAAAAAGGTGCGAAAGGTGCACCAACTGCTAAACAATTTAAACGAGCAGCCAAGACTGCTAAGAAAAGATAATGGCAAAGACAGCAGCATGGCAGCGTAAAGAAGGTAAGAACCCAAAGGGGGGTTTGAATGCCAAAGGTCGTGCTAGTTATAAGAGACAGACTGGGGGAACGTTAAAAGCTCCTAGCAAAAAAGTAGGAAACAAACGTAGAGCATCGTTTTGTGCTAGAATGAAAGGCATGAAACGTAAGCTAACCTCTGCTAAGACTGCAAGAGATCCTAATAGCAGAATAAATAAATCATTAAGAGCATGGAATTGTTAATATGAGTAAAAAATTAGAAAAATTAGCTGATGAAATGATTAACTTAAGTCCAGAAGAAGGACAAAAGTTAGCTTTAATAATCAGAGCAAAAGTTATGCCTGAACAGGCTAAACAACAACAGCAACAGGGTTTACTACAGCAGCAAAACCCTCAAGCTCAACAACAAATGGCAATGATGGGTAAACGACCAGGTGGTAATATGCCTATGCCTAATTCAAGAGAAGCTGCTATGAGAGGACTATTAAGATGATCAACAAAATAGCTACACTCTTTGTTAAGAAAAAACCAACTTTTTTAGAAAAAGCTAAAAGTACAGCTACATCATATGGTTCTAAAGCTAAAGCAAAGGGTATGGACGCATTTGGAAAAATGCAAAAAACTAAACTATATAAAGATGCATCAAACTCTATTAGTGAGTTAAGTGCTAAATATAAAAAATTGCCTAAGAACTACAAAACAGGAATTAAAGTAGCAGGTGCTACAGCTGTTGTTGGTGGTGCTTATGCAGCAGGTAAATCAAAAAGGAAATCATAATGCCACAAGTAGGAAAGAAAAAATTTAGTTACACTAAAGCTGGTAAAAAGAAAGCTAAAGCATACGCTAAAAAAACTGGAAAGAAAATGAAAAAAGGCTATTAATATGAATAGAATATTTCCAACATCATCAGGTACTAATGTAAGTGGTGATTTGTTAAAAAAAGCTAAACAGCATATTAAAACTGGTAAAAAGTTTATTAACAAAAAAGTAATACCATCAGCTGCTAAAAACTATAAATCATATGTTAAACCAACTGTAGGTTTATTTAAAGGTGCAGCTAGTATAGCAACTGGTGTAGGTAAACTTGCATTAAGAAATCCATTATTAGCTGCTGGTACATACGTAGCTAGTAAAGGTTTTAATCCAAAAGGTAAATTTGCTAAAGGCAAAAAGTTTCATGAATTTGGTGATGCTGGTAAAGTATTATCTAAAGGTGGAAAGAAAATATTTTATGGTTGAAGATAAAACAGAAGAAGCAAAAACAGATAACCATGGTGGTAAAAGACCTGGAGCTGGTAGACCTGCTGGTGCAAAGACTAAAAAGAATTGGAAGTCTATGGAGGAAATGGCTGTAAAATACCAACATTCTCCTTTGGATTATTTATTATCTGTGTTAAACAATCCTATGAGCTCACCTGAACGTAAGATGTACGCAGCTGAAAAGGCAGCACCATTTGTTCATGCGAGGTTAGCATCAACTAATACTAAAATAGGAACAGATGAACCAATCGCAATCAAAGTCTCCTGGCAAAAAGACGACTAAGAAAAAAGTCGCTGAAGTAGAAATACCATATAAGCCAAGACCTTACCAACAAGACGTACACAATTCACTTAAAAGATTTAGTGTTCTAGTATGTCATAGACGATTTGGTAAATCAGTATTAGCTATTAACGAATTAATTAAAACAGCAGCAGATAAACAAAGATCCCTTTGTGCATTTATAGCTCCGACTTATCGTCAAGGTAAAGCTATCGCTTGGGAATATTTAAAATATTATACTAAACCACTAATGCATTTTGGTNNTAATGGATCACGTATTCAAATCTTTGGGGCAGACAATCCAGATAGTATTCGTGGAATGGGCTTTGATAAAGTTGTGATGGACGAATATGCTATCATGTCTCCAAGAGTATGGACAGAAATTGTAAGACCAGCAGTATCAGATAAACTAGGATCAGTTTTATTTATAGGTACGCCAATGGGTCATAACCAGTTTTGGGAAGTATTTGACTTTGCACAACGTGGTCATAAAGATTGGTATGGTAAGTTATATAGAGCATCTGAGACAGGAGTAATCCCAGATGACGAGTTAGAACAAGCTCGTGCTATAATGACTGAAGAACAATACCAACAAGAATTTGAGTGTTCATTTACAGCAGCAGTATCAGGAAGTTATTATGGTAGACTGATAACTAAAGCAGATAAAGAAGAACGAATAGGCGAAGTACCTGTAGACGATAATGCAGGTGTGGAAACGTGGTGGGATTTGGGGATAGGAGATTCAACTGCAATATGGTTTGCACAAAGAATAGGAACTGAAATTCATTTGATAGACTATTACGAAACTTCAGGTGAATCATTAGCACACTATGCAGATATATTAATGGAGAAAGATTATGCTTATAGCAGACATATAGCTCCACACGATATAATGGCACGTGAGCTTGGAACAGGTAAGTCAAGATTAGAAGTAGCTCAAGAATTAGGTATTGACTTTGAAGTAGCACCTAAGTTAGAAGTAGATCATGGTATTGAATCTGTAAGAAATACTTTACCTAATTGTTACTTCGATAGAGTTAAATGTAAAACAGGATTAGATGCTTTGAGACAGTATCGAAAACAATGGGATGATAAAAACCAAGTGTTTAAAAACAAACCTCTCCATGACTGGTGCTCACACGCAAGTGATGCCTTCAGATATGGATGTGTTCATGATCCTATTGATACATCAGAATGGGATAAACCAATTAATATAGATACAAAATACGTAGTATGAAAAAACAACCAAAATCAAATCAAGAAATATTATCAGTAGTAAGTAGAGAGATACATAACGCATCAGGTTATATTGGTGGAGAACTTGTAGCTAGAAGAAAAAAATCATTAGAATATTATTTAGGATCACCTCTTGGTAATGAACAAGAAGGTAGATCTCAAGTAGTATCTAACGATGTTTTAGATACAGTAGAAAGTTTAATGCCATCATTGATGAGAATATTTACATCAGGTGATAATGTATTTAATTGTGAAGGCATGGGGCCTGAAGATGAAGAAATGGCTAGACAATGTTCTGA